AAGCGCCGAAATTCGCCGAGGCAGCGGGCGCACTCATCACGGCTTTCCTAGCTGTGTTGGTCGCCAACATGCCGAAGCTCATTGATGCCGGTTGGAAGATCCTGTTGGCCCTTCTTCAGGGCATTGACGATCATATTTCACAGGTGGTCGACAAGGTCGGCGACATCATCGTCAAGTTCCTGAATGCGGTGGCTGCAGCATATCCTCGGATCATCACAGCAGGATTCAACGTTCTGCTGAATTTGCTCCGGGGTGTTTCCAACAACATCAATCGCGTGGTGACCACTGCGACGGATATTGTCATCTCGCTCGTTACGGGGATTGCCAACAACGTCAACCGCATCGTCAGCGCTGGTGCGGGCATGATCACCAACTTCATCACAGGTATCGGAAACAACATCGACAACCTGATCGATCGTGGTGCAGCGATGATCAATCGCATCATCACCGGGATCGGCAACAACATCGGCAAGGTCGTAGACAAGGGCGTCGAAGTGGCCAGCAAGCTCATCTCGGGCTTGGCTGACGCTGCGGTCGATCTCGCTACGGCTGGCGGTAACGCACTTCTCCACGTTCTCCAAGGCATCCGCAAGTGGCTTGACGACAACGCGGTGAAGGTCGGTGCAGAAGGTAGAGGCATTGCCACTGCTCTCATGGCTGGTATCACGAGCGGTGTGCTGGGCTTCGACATGTCTGGTTTCATCAGTAACGTCTACAACAAGATCAAGGGCGCACTCAACAAGGTGAAGAAGAAGCTTCACATCGGGTCGCCTTCGAAGATGACCGCTGAAGAAATCGGTGTCCCGATCATGCAAGGCATCGCCATGGGCATCGATCAGAGTCATGCTGTCGTGAGAGATTCACTCGAGGGAGTGGGCAACGTCATGCTCGATACCCTCAAGGACACTCTCTCGGGAGTACCGGATCTGGTAGACATGGATGTGAATCCGACGATCACGCCCGTGTTGGATTTGACACAGGTCACGAAGGACGCCAAGAAGTTGGGAGACATCGCTGGCGTTGTCCCCATCAACGCTGCTGCTTCATTCGGTTCGGCAGCGGCCATCAGCGCGACTCAGGGTGTTCAGACCGACGGAACCGTTGACCCTGAAACAGGGGCCAAGGTGTTCAAGTTCGAGCAGAACAACTACTCACCTGAGTCGCTGTCCGAAGCAGAGATCTACCGTCAAACCAACAATCAGCTGTCACAGGCCAAGAGCGCGCTTGGTCTGTGACACGGGGGCCCTGCGGGAGTCCGTCCTCCCAGCCCCTCGGCTTTCGCAGGGCTCTCCACATATTTGAAAGGAGGAGGCAGTGCTGACAAGGCTTGAAGTTCTCGGTTTGCGTTCACTGGTGCCGACACTGCCTCTTGATGAGGAAGGCGTCGCCGGTAACGATCCGATCCAGGTGCTTGATATTCAAGGCCTGGCGCCGGTCAAGGCAGCGATCACCACTACTCCTTTCGGAGCATTCGACGGTGAGGCGTATGTCGGTGCTTCTGTCGGCAAGCGCAACATCGTCCTCACGATCGGTCTCAATCCCAACTGGGCGATTCAGACCATCGAGGAGCTCCGTCAGCTCCTGTACAACTACTTCATGCCCAAGCTGCTCGTCCAGCTGCGGTTTCACAGCACCAACTACCCTGTGGCCAAGATCGAGGGTTACGTCGAGAGCGTCGAGCCGAACATATTTGTCAAGACCCCCACCATGGTGGTCTCGATCATCTGTCCGCAGCCCGACTTCGTCGCCACCGAGCTCACGACGGTCACGGGGATTACCAACGATGGAACCGACTGGGAGGATATTCTCTACATCGGTTCGGTCGAGACGGGCTTCAACCTGCAGATCAAGCAGGCTGTGGGGACTCCAGGACTGAACACCGTCCAGGTCAGTCTGACGGGTCAGTACGCTCCTCAGATCTTTCCCACGAAGGGCAACATCACACCGGATATTCGCTGGGAGATGAGCTCCATCCCGGGTGGGAAGTACATTCGCAGCGTCTCCATGACAACAGGTGCGGTGCAGAACTTCCTCAACGATCTCGCTGCTGACGCAACGTGGCCCGTGCTCTATCCAGGGCCGAACAAGATCGCCGTAGTCACTCCCGTGGTCGGACAGAACTGGGAGCTCACGTACTACGCGCGATTTGGAGGGTTGTAGATGGATATTTACACCCTCGACGAGAATTTCCTCCGGCGAGATGTTGTCGACGACTTCATCTCAGCGGTGTGGACGGAGCGGTACACCAAGTCAGGTGATGCGAACATCGTGCTCCCTCTCACACGTGAGAACATCTCCAAGGCTCCGGAGGGAACTCTCCTAGCCCTCAATGGGACGAAGGAGGTCATGGAGGTCCAGAGCGCTCTGATCGAGAAGAATCAGCTCAAGCTCACAGGACCAACAATCCTTCAGTTCCTGAACAACCGCACCATCCGGTACACGGCGAATCACGCGGATCGGTACTACAACATCAACATGCAGCCCGGCATGGCAATGGCCTTTTTGGTCAGCGATATGTGCATCACAGGGCCGTATGTGAGCAGCTCGGCTTACGGCGTTGACGGGCCCCGGCAGATCATTCCGAACCTGTGGATCACGGACATGGACACATCAGGCGTGGCTGTGCCCCTGGCAGTTCCATACGGGCCTCTATACGACGCTCTGGCTCAGATCGCTGAGACGTATCAGGTCGGTATGACGATGTATCTCGAAAGCTCTTCCAGCTCGGGATATTTCCTCGGCTTCAAGACCTACAAGGGCAAGGATCGCACCAGTGGGCAGTCGGTCAACGATCTCGTGCGCTTCTCACCCAACGTGGATTCGCTGACCAATCTCAAGGAACTGCGATCCATCGCGGGGTACAAGAATGTCGCATACGCCTACGCTCCGGCAAACCCTGTCCCAGGAGTCACCCAGCCGGGCGTCGCCTACGCCGACAACGAAGCAGCTACGTCTGTGGGGTTCAAACGAAGAGCTCTTCTGGTCTTCGCGGATGACCTTACGACGGACAAAGTCGGTGGCTCGGCACCAACTCTCATTTCTCTCCTCAACCAACGAGCCAAAGACGCGCTAGCGAACAACAACTACACCAAGGTCGTAGATGGTGAAGTTGTGCCGCAGACGCAGTACAAGTACGGGATTCACTACGGATTGGGTGACATCGTCGAACTCCAGTCCTTCAGCGGATTGCTGCAGAAGGCGCGTATCACGGAGTATATTCGGACGCAAGACTCTACGGGAGAACGTGCGTATCCGACTATCTCCGTAATCGACTAGGGGGTGGGGATGCTTGTTGTCCTACTGTTCTGGATTCCAATTGCGGCCATAGATCCAGTTCTGGGCGTCCTCGTTGTGGGCGTCGTTGCGCCTCTGGGCGCATATTTGGCTGCGTCGCACAAGATGTCGGGCAAGATCGGAACCACAGAGGCCCATGATCTGTGGGAGGAGAGCAGGGCTATCCGTGAGTGGTCAGCGGCGCGGATCGACAAGTGTGATGAGGAGATTCACAACTTGCGAACCCAACTAGGGGATGCCAACGCTGAGATCAGCAAGCTCAAAGCCGAAGTTCGACGTTTGGAGGGACTCCTGAGAGAAAGGGAAGAGCATCATGACTTCTGAAGAGGAGCCGAAGGTACCTCGAAGGCGGAGAAGCGATTTCATCATGCCGAAAGCCGACCTCTCAGATCCAGCTCTTCATACGGCCAAAGAGCTTCGTCGATGGCTCCGCATCATGATGGCAGCAACTGTCATTCTGTACATCATCCTGATCGGAGTGGCTTTCTACACATATTCCTTGAGTCAGAGGAACAAGAGGGCGCTCTGCACCATTCGCGCGAATGCGGTAAGTCGTGCAGAGGACACGCAGGAATTTCTGATCGACCATCCGGATGGTATTCCCGGAATCACCGTCGAAGATCTCAGACGGAGCATCCAGACGTATCGCGCAACGGCCAAAGCTCTGGATGACGTGGACTGTACGGACCAATAAAGGAGGGTGATCGAATTTGATCACGGGCAAGCTGTATGACGTACTGAAGTTCTGCGCTCAGGTGGCGTTTCCCGCGCTGGGAACGGCATATTTCGCCCTGGCAGGCATCTGGGGCCTTCCCGCCGCGCAGGAGGTCGTGGGCACCATCGTCGTGGTGGACACGTTCCTAGGCGTGATTCTGCAGATCTCGTCGACTGCATACAACAAGAGTGACGCCAAATATGACGGAACTATCGGCGTCACGGAGCTCGACAACAAGCTGACCTACACCTTGAACCTGAACACGGATCCGGCTGAGCTGAAGAACATGTCGGAGGCGCGTTTCAAGGTGGGAGACTCCTTAGTAGCGTAGGTCTCATATTCGCGGTGGAAACATCGCTTATAGTGAGACCCCTACTAAGGAGACAGAAATGTCATTCGCACCGAAGAAGAACACGTACATCGACACCGAGATTTCGAGACTAGTTCTCAAGATGCAAGATATGGAGGTCGATTCCGACAAGTACGGCGCAGCCCTAGAGCGGCTGTCGAAGCTACAGAAGATCAGGCAAGAAGAAAAGCCCGATCGAGCAAGCTCCGACACCATGCTCTCGGTTGCAGCCCACCTCGTTGGCATCGTCCTCATCATCAAGCACGAGAACGTCAACGTAATCACGTCGAAAGCGCTGAACTTCGTTCCCACGCCGAAGACACACAAGCACTGAGGTAGACATCATGATATGGGCCGTGTAGAAATACATGGCCTATATTTTTTGTCTCCTGAAAAAATCCCGCGGGGAAATTTTGGCTCAAAGTCGCGTAAAAAACATGGCCTGTAATGAGACCCCACAATCCGAAAGGAATTCACAATGTTGAACACCGTCAAGAAGACCGCCGTCTCCGCCAAGAACCACATCCACCGCAACCGCGGCAAGTATGCTGCCGGTGCCACCTTTGTGGCGTGCACCGCCATGCACATGACCGCCGTCAAGCAGTGGAACGCGTTCCTGGAGGAGAAGGGCATCGACCCCACGGAGTTCCTCTGCCCCGAATACTTCGAGGAGTTGCAGAACTCGTAAGCTGAGAGCCCATCACGGGCTTTCAGTTTTCGCGAAAAATTCATGGCATGTAATGAGACCCACTACACCCAAAAGAGAAAGAGATTTCAATGACCATCAAGAACATCGTCGCCGTCCGCAAGGAGCGCAAGTTCCAGGAGAAGCTTACCCAGCTTCGCCTCGAGCAGCGCTTCGCCGACCAGCGTCGTTTCGTAGAGGTTGCTGATCGCATTTCCCGCGAAGGCAAGACCTGGTAACAAGAGGAGAACCCACACGGGTTTTCCTTTTACCTCGCGAAAAATTCATGGCATGTAATGAGAGAGAAGCCGTGGTATCGGAGGAAGTAATTCCAAAGACTAACCGCGTCACGGCTATAAGGATCGAGCTACACCAGCATCCTCTTTCTCATCCTATTTTTTTTCTGCCCTCAATCAAGGAGTACATCGTGGACAAGTTCCTGCAGAACTTGCAGGCGCAGGCCGAGCAGAACCCTCTTCTGGCCCTGGCCATCGCCTCCGGTCTCATGACCGCGGGCGCCAAGCTGATCAAGGCCCACGGCGAGTCCAAGGGCTCGCGGGCGTACGCCAAGGACGTCGACCGTCGCATCAAGGCTGCTCGCCGATGAGCGGTCTTGTCCCCGAGCACATCAAGGGTGACGTCGACGTCAACGTCCACC